TTCAATTAGGCGGTTCAGTATCGGAATACCCACTTAATTACTCAGTAGTATTTAACACTGATGGAAATTACTATCTAGAAATATCTCTTATCGGAAATACTACAGATTTTAGTGCAATTACTGTAAATAAATTTGGAGGATATCTTGTTAAAATCTCCAATTAAAATACCCGTCACTAAAAAGGTCTGTCTATTTTATATTTTAGAAAGTCAAAATATAAAAATAAAAAAGAAAAATTATTTTTGTTTTGTTAGATTAATACGAAACATCCACAAACATTTTTTTAACTCAAGAAGTGAATACGAGAAATAATCTGGTCGGGCGTCAACAGGTCGTCCAATTTTGTCGTAATATTCTGTGATAAAAGGAATAATATCTTCTCTCTTTAAGTTGTCTAAAGTATCCATTACTATACCTGCAGTTATTTTTTTTTCTTTAATAACGAATTTAAATGGTGGACATTTTCGGTGAGGTCTGTAGAATTGCCCCAGAGTAGAACCATACTGAAAAGGGCAGGACTTGGCGTGACATTTTCTATCCGTTCTCTCTCGGTAGGGTTAGCAAGGTGGCGTTTAATATAATTTTCTCGTTTCTTGGCGTCGTGGTGGTCGATATAAGTCTGCCCATTTTTAGCGCCGAAATCCCAGTGCTTGAGATGGTCGCCAGTCCCTGTAAGGTCAAGCGTAATGCGGAAACGTTTATTAGATTTAGGACTTTCAGTTAAATCAACAATTTCTACCATTATAATATAGTATATAATATAATGTCGGTCTTTGAACTTAAAAAGATGAATATGATAAATAAGGCAACTGCTAAATTGATTAATGCATTTGGAGTAAAAGGCAAAGTAAGATTAATAGGTTCTAATTCTTTGAGGTCAACTAAGTATGGAAGTGATTACGATGTAGAGGCAATTTTGAAGTCACCAAGTATTCCAAAAATAGCGAAATTAATCCAAGAGCAATATTTAAAGACTATTGAGAACCCGAATATTTGGATAATAGATTTCAAGTGTGGACACGACCCGAGATTGGTGTATAAAGGAGATTACTCAGACCAATCATTAAAAAAATATTTAGATAATCCACTAATCACTGCTTCAAAAAGAGAAGAAATACTTGCGTCCAAAGGAGAGAAGAGGATAGAATTAGTCCGTGATTTATTTATTTTGAGATGGAAACCGCAGGATATTAGGAATGGTTATATAAAATTGCTAGATGGAACGAAACGGACACTGGAGGAATGCTTGACGGATAAGACGACAACGAAGATAGATTTAATCCAGAAAGTAGGTGTGCAGTTTGCTGAGATAAGTGAAAATTATTATATTAAAGTGGGTAATCAGAGTAATTACTCGGAGTTCCCGACGAAAAAAGAGATGGAAGAGTCGTTGGAAGATGATATACATTATTACTCAAAGTGTGATAGTATGAAAGCATTAAAAAGATTATTCTCTCTTTTGAGAATAGAAGGAGAAAAAAAGAACAAAGAAAGATTAGAAAAATTGGTAGATTTTTTTAATAGTGAGGTTGGGTTTCTAAACAAAATAAAAAATGAATTAACTATACTGGAAACCCTGCTGACGTTCCCTGATAAAAAACCTGACTTCAAAGATGTATTTGCTAACTTACAATTTATAAAAGAACAATTGGCGTCAATCTATAAAGTTCCACTTGCGGATTCGGTATTTAGACAGATTGATTTAGTAACTCCTAAAACGGTCTTACGAACTATTAGAACATTAATACATTATTTCAAAGAAAAAATAAATAAAATATCTAAAAAATATCTTAAGATATATGTATAAAGAATGAACTTTGAAAACGAAGGACAAGAATTAGCGATAGTAGAGAATGAAAAAGAGAAAGATAGAAAGAAGTGGAAACACCTGTATATGACCTCTAATCCTAAAGCGTGTCAAACAGCATTTAAAGAAGTAAAATTAAAAGACCAACCAGAATTACATTTTCAACCAATTCCAGATAAATCCGTAGAAAGAAGCATCAGGTATGTAACGGGTGCTTCTGGTTCAGGTAAAAGTTATTATACAAAACAATACGCAGATGAATATCACAGAATGCATCCAAAACGAGAAATATATATTTTGTCTAGTATAAAAGAGGATAAAACGCTCGATAAAATAAAAGGTTTAAAAAGAATAAAATTGGATAGTCAAGAATTTTTGACAGAGGATTTGACTGCAGAAGATTTCAAAGATAGTTTGGTAATTTTTGATGATACTGACTGCTTGACGAATAAGCGCCAGAAATTAAAAGTAGATGCTATTTTAAATTCTGTTTTAGAAACGGGTCGTCACTTTAATGTAGAAGTGGTCTACACAAGTCATTTAGCATGTAACGGGCGAGATACCAAACGTATTTTAAATGAATGTAAATCGGTGACAATATTCCCCAGTGGTTTAGGAGGAAAGGCAATGAAGTATCTTCTGGACAATTATTTCGGTTTAGATAAAGACCAGATAAAAAAAATAAAATCTCTCAACTCAAGATGGGTTACAATCCAAAAAGGGTTCCCGATGTGTGTGCTCTCAGACAAAGAGTGTTATATTTTAAATGGTAATGATTAGATTTTATCTCTTTGTATAATATAAATGTCCCAGTTTAATGTGGTAAGAAGAGCAGTAACGGCAGACCAAATCTATTTTGATGTAACCGTTTCAAACTTTAAAAGCACAAATACAGTTCCGCCTATTTTTTACTATAATGACCAGAGAACGATGCCGTTTATAGAGTGTCCTGAAGATTATTATTTAAGTATTATCCGTTTCACGATGGAAACAGGGACATTGCCCGTGTTTATCCCGTCAATAGAACCCAACCAGAGTGATGTAAACCTGACTATTTATAAGGTTACTTTAGAAGTTGATGTTAGTGGTGTTACTTATACCCAGACAACCCCAATATTGTGGAGTCCTCAAGATGACTCTGCTGTTGTCCCTCCGCCACCAAGTGCTACCCAGAACAAATTACAGATTAATGACACAGGGTATTATAATTGTTATTCTTATACTTGGGTGGCGTTACTGATAACACGTGCTTTTGGTGAATGTTTTGCTGACTTACAATCGGCAGTTGGAACTTTACCTACAAAATACCCACCAATTGTCTATTGGGATAGCACGAGTAATGGTCTTGTATTGTATGCTGACGTGTTAGGATATGACTACAATCCTGTGTAACCAAATCCTGATGAAATTAAGGTGTTTTGGAATGCCCCGTTATTTGAATTGTTCCCGTCTGTTCCTGCACAATATTTAGGATACACATCAATTCAGTCGCCGAAGAACTTTAGACTAGGTTTTTTGAATGTAGGGTCAACCAATTTAACAACCTTGACACCACAACCACCTACAATTGACCCAATTACTAATAAGGTCATCACCTACGATGCTATAACAGTTTATCAAGAATGTTCCACTACGGCAAATCTGACCCCGATTACCGCCGTCGTTTTCACTTCAAATACCCTGCCCATACAACCATCACAAGTTTCAACCCCTATCGTGTATAATGAAGGTGGACTATATTCTTTAGGCGGAAATAACTCGGATATCGCTAATATTATAACAGATTTAGTAAGTGATACAGGGTCTTATAGACCGAACCTAGTGTATGTCCCACAGGCAGAATATCGCCTGATAACCCTGTATGGAAACCAACCGCTTTTTAATTTGGACATACAGATATTTTATAGGTTAAAAACTGGTCAACTAATTCCGTTTAGGATAGCGTCAGGTCAATCAGTGACCCTCAAACTTGCCTTTTTAAAGAAACCCTCAAAAGTTGTTTAGGCGTTTTAATCGTCCTATCATTATATTTTATTTTCTAACAACTAATATATAATGAGTGACTTCAAAACCGTTCTTGTCCGTGACTCTGTGATTGGCGACATCACCTCAGATATGGATTTTGCCGTGAAATCAGGCGCTTCCCAGACAACTTATCAACGCTTCCCGTCTACTTCTTCTTCTAACTCGGCGGTTATCTTTAATGTTCAGGTGCCCTCTGAGAACGTTGTGATTGGTCGTGATATTTTACTAACGACTGGACTTTCATTTACCCTTAATGTTGGTTCTACTACTGCTCCTGGTGCTGGTGATAATTGGGTTCAAGTTCCTGTAGGAGAAAGTGCTTTCTCGTATGGTCTTACTGACTCACTTCAGGCGTTCCCTTTTAACTCTCTCTTAACCACCGCAACTGCCCAGATTAACAATACCACTTGCTCAGTCAATTTACAAGATGTTCTTCCTTCTCTTCTTCGTTTGAATGACAGCAGAGAGTTGTATCGTTTTAATTCTACTACCTGCTCGCTCCCTGACCAGGCATATGGTAACTACGCTGACGCAATTCTAACAAATAACAATCCTTTAGCATCTTACAATACTGCCTCATATGATATTGACCAGCAACCCAGAGGTTCCTTCCCAGTTGTCGTAAGTATTAAGCACTATCAACCAGATGGAAGTCTATACGCTGTGCCTTATACTAATTCCCCTTATTCACGTAATACCGCAGATACTTGGGTTATAACTGTCCAGACTGTTGTAAGTGAACCTTTGTTCTTGTCCCCTTTTATCTTTGGTAACCCTGAGTTCAACTGCCAGGGTCTTTTAGGAATAAACAATATGACTTTTACCCTTAACGTAGATGCTACCTGCAAACGTCTTTTCTCGTCTGCTAATAAATACATCAAGACAATTGCTTTAGGAACTACATCAAACCCTAACGGTTTCACTTCAACTGACCCTATTGGTATTAGCAAACAACCTTCTGCCCCTGCTCTCCTTCTTAAGTTCCTTTCTACTCAACCCAGTGACCTTATCCAGACCAAGAATATCGTTCCATATATGGATTTTCCGAGGTATTTAACCAATAATGCTAACCAACCTGTAGTAGATACTTTAAAGTCTGCTGACCTTACATCAAGCAATCTCCAAATAAATCAAATCCCAGATTTGTTTTTGATTAATGTCCGCATCCCAATGTCGCAACAATCTTACCAGAACCCTTCATCTTTCTTGACAATCAACAGCATCAGTATCAATCTTAACAACCAATCTGGTCTTCTTTCTTCAGCATCTCAGTATGATTTGTGGCGTCTATCTATTAAGAATGGTTCTACCCAATCTTGGAAGGAATTTAGAGGACAAGCACTTGTTAATGATAATAATACTGGTGCAGGAAAACTTATCCCTACAATTGGTTCTCTTCTTGTTCTCAATCCTGCTTACGACCTTTCTCTCCCCGATTATATTACCTGCGGTTCTTTAGGAAACTATAACTTCCAATTTCAATGTAATGTTACTAACCAGTATGGGTTCTCTATTAGTCCTGAAATCATTGTTATCTGTGTCAATAGTGGTATCTTTACTACTCAACAAGGAGTATCTGCTGTTTATACTGGTATTCTTACAAAGGAGATGGTCTTGGATGCGAAGACATCTCAACAGGCATCTGCTTTCAAGTCAATGGAGGTTAAGAGAATGACTGGTGGAAATATGTTGAATATGCCCCTAACAGCAATGAAGGCATTTAGAAGATTTAAAGGATTGCCTGCTTTAATGAGTCTTGGAGGTGCTTCTTCTGGGGGTGCTCCTTCTGGAGGTAGGTCCAGAGTTTCTAAAATGTGTTAATTTTAGGAACAATCCAAAAAATAATGTTTAGTTAATATATAATGTCTGTTCAGTCCGCTAATCAAACTTACCAAGAGTTATACACGACCGCTACGACAAACCCAAGTGGTGCCACTCAATATCAGTTCTTTTCAACAATTTTACCTGTTGGAACTTGGGTAATAGTCGGTTCAACTGTTTTAACACCTACAGGAGCAGGTGCTACTCTTCCTTCCTACGCTCTAACAACAACCACAAGAGATTTATCCAAAGTGTCTAGTGGAACAGGACCAACAGATCGGAAGGCACACGTCT